GACATACCGCCCGTGCCACAACCTCTGTCATTTTGGGCGGCACGCTCATGCCGATCATGTATTTGCCGATCCTGTCAGACTTGGCTTGATAATCGTCTGGGAATGAATCCAAACGCTTTACATCCGCAAAAGTCCAAGACGCAAACTTCTTTTTCTGATCAATCAACTCATCCCGCGACTGGGCCACAAGCGTAGGTGACGGCTGCGTCATTGGCCAAGGCTTAGTCCGCCCGGCTAACGTGTGTCGCTGATTTGAAGCCGTGACCATTTGATATTTGCAAAGATCATCCCGCAAATCTGCCAGCGCCTCGCCCGCGCTTATCCAGCGATGCTTTGGCGCAAGCTGCAACGGCGGCACGTCAATGTCATTCCGAACAGCACAGAAAAACACCCGTTCACGCCGTTGCGGCACACCGCAGTCAGCCGCATTGATCAGGAACAGTTGCGGTCTGTATCCAATTTCACGAAACCGCGCCATAATCATCTTGGTATATCCCTTGGCGTTACCCAAGATCATACCCTTTACGTTTTCGGCAATTGCAACCTTTGGCTTTAGCCGCTCCACAAGGTCCAGATAGTCAAAGAAAAGATCGCTTAGAACCTGCTTGGCCTGACCTTCGCGGAAATGCTTATCCTTACCCCACGCCTTTTCCCGACTGCCTGCCATGCTGAACGTAGAACATGGCGGCGATCCGTCCAGAATATCCAACTCGAACAACTCAGGCGGCAAATCCTTTGTGATTAGATCGCCAATCGGGCACAGGAAATAGTGCCTTGGCGTCAGGTTGCGCTGATAATGCCAAGCCATTTCAGGATCAATGTCATTGGCCGCAACAATTTTACAACCTGCCCGCTTGTAGCCCATGCTTGACCCGCCGCCGCAGGCGAATGTTGACATGACTTTGACGCCGTTGCTCGGCACATTGTCCAGATCGGCAAGTGACCATGCGCATGTGGGCTTATTCGTCATATTCAAATCCGCACTTAGGGCACTTGTGGTCCATTGCGTATGCGTCAGGGTCAATTTCCTTTGAACTGCTGTCAGGCGTTTCCATACTTGGCTCCAAGAATAAGCTGGTCAACTCGCCCAATTCAAACCCGGTCAGCGTCAGATCAAAGCCCGCTGCGTCCAAATCCTGCAACTCGATCTTAAGCAGGTCGTTGTCCCATCCTGCGTCCAATGCCATTCGGTTATCCGCCAGCACATAGGCGCGGCGCTGCGCCTCGGTCAGGTGCGCGGCGTCAATCGTCGGCAGCGTGTCAAGCCCCAGCTTCTGGGCCGCCATGACGCGGCCGTGCCCTGCAACAATACCGTTCTGCCCGTCCGTGATGATCGGATTTAGAAACCCAAATTCACGGATTGACGCGGCAATCTTGTCAACCTGTGCAGGGCTGTGGGTCCGAGCATTGCGGGCATACGGCACAAGGCTTGCAGTCGAAACCGTTTTATATGCGGGAAATTGGGTCATATTCTCATGTTACCTTATAACCTTTAAGTTTGCGATGCCTCGCGGCGAAAGCGTGGCAAATTCCGGTTGCATCGCTGACGGTGTTTGCGTTTATGTCACCTTTTCCACACGCTGCACTTGCCGCCTTGCATCCCACATTTTAGCCTGCGGGCAGGGCTGTCCCCTTAACGTTTGCGATATTGAACCGCGATGTATAACACCATAGCGATTACGATAAGCGCCATGGGTTGCCATGTCCCGATCATCATCACAGCAATCGCAATAGTCAGTATGCCAATAACAAATAGCAGGATTAAAGAAGACGCTACCAACAAAGTAAACCCTGTCAGCGTTTTGTCCATCATTGTCTCACCCCACCAGTCCATGAAGTCTTTCATTTCATCTCCTTATAGCACGCAACGGTGATCATGTTTGCAAATTCTACAATCGACCGTTTCCGCGCCTTTTCGCTAGAATAGCCCATCTGCCCGTATGCTTGCAAGATTATTGACATAAACAAGTCGGCTATCGGTTTTTCCATATCTTCAGGCACCAGCGCTTCAATGGTTTGCGCAACAGGCATACCGCCCTGTCTCAATACCATAATGCTTTCGGCTAGGCTGCCCATCTGATTGCATACGCCAGACGACGCGGGCGATGCTGATAGGGCTGAGATTATTGCCAGTGCAGCGACATTGAGATGCATCATCACCAGCCATCCGCCATCACGGCCCCCTTTTTGAAAGATTTTGTAGTTGGCACACCCTTGGCCGCGAATGCAACCATGCATTCAGTCAGGCGCGTGCTGGGGTCGAGACCTGCCATGCTGATTACGTCCCTACCATTCCGCGAGTTTGCCCACCGTGCCAGGTCTTTCAGCGCGCCACCTTTGCCTATTGATGTTTGGTAGATTACATCATTGATCGCGGTTAGCACTACGGCGGACCACATGGCCCTCGTGCGTGCTGCCTGGTCTGCGTTATCAGTCATCACCAGCCCTTCGCCAGCACGGCCCTCTTTTTGCGCGATTTTGTATTCCTGATGTGTCATCCCGTCACCTCCATACGGTATAATAATACCCCCATATTTTGCCCCCGTAGAGGCGTGTCCTGCGGTTTGGGCACCTACTACCGCCGAAAAGCCCTGCTTGATGCTGTAGCGGATCACATGGTCAATCTGGCGCTTATTTAAGCGGCCCTGCTGTTCCAGCGTGTTAAGCACATCGCGGGCCATGCCTGCATCCATGCGCAGGTGATTAGCCACGTCCCGCACGCTGGGGTGGCCGAGATGTTCAACCGCGTAGAATGCACGGTCAAGGCGCGCGTCGATCATTCCGGCCTTAGCCGTGTTGGCGGATGGCGGAAAGCCCCTGCGATGCCCGTTGTGGTACTCCCATAGCCACATTGCGTTTTTGGGGTCGCCGCCTGCGTAGCGGTATGCCTGGATGGTTTCGGCGCTGATTTGTGTAAGGTCGGGGGTCATGCTGCCACCTCAACCGCTTGATTGGCGATTTCGTAAATCTTGATTTTGCGGCTTCCACCAGCGTAGACGGTTTGCGCTTTCAGGTCCCCACGCGCCCCCAAATAGTTCAATGCGCCCAGCAGCCCGTCATCGCCAACGCGGCGTATCCCGTGCAAAATGCTGGTATGGTCGCGGTTGCCCAGCCGTGCGCCGATTGCTGGCATTGAATGGCCAGCCTCATGGGATAGCGCGCAAACGGCAAAGCGTGGGTAAGCAAATTGGCGTTGTATTGACGGCCCGGTGATGTTGGACGGGTGAACGTCAAAGGCTTGGGCAACGGCTGCGGTGATTTGGGAGACGGTGGGGGTCATGGCTTGGCCCTCATGCGGATGCGACCCGATACAATTTCTAGCAAAGCTTTTGCGGTTGGCGATCCGCTTGACAAAAATTCATCGCCAAAGCCATCAGCAATGGCCGCGCACCGTTTCCGCTCCTCTGCCACAGCCTTGTCAATCATGGCCTGCATGGCTGCGGTGGCGTCTGCTTCAGCGGCGTCTAGGATTTCTTCGCGGTTCATTTTTTTGGTTCCTTGGGTTGGGTTGGTAAGTCGTTTCCTTAGAATTATCCTAGACGCCAAAAACGCGCGGGGCAAGGGAAAGACGCATCAAAACAAAGATAATCATTGTAAACACATCTTGCACAGCCGTGTTTAAGAAAGAAGGCCCTAAGAACAATGGGTTAAGTCTATCTTATTATGTTATTATATATATATATACTTGTTTTCTAACCTCAAAAACCATCCTTAGAGAGGTGCTTAAAGGGGGTAACTATATGGGGTTTATATGTGTCTTTAGGGCTGTTTATGATTAACATGTGTTGAATTGACCTAAGCCAATGATATTAAAAGGAAATAATCGTAAACATGGCCCCTTTTAATTCTACACATTGTGTAACACTTTGCCCCAAAAACCAAAAAAACGCCCCGAAAGGCGTTTTATTGAGCGTTTGCTTAAATTTTAATCAGGAGCGAATTGTCACCCAAACGGTGACCGCCTTGCCCCGATATTTTCGGCCCCGGCTTACCTCATCAATCATTTTTGACGCCTTCATCTTCTCCAAAATCGGCAAAAGAGCAGCAGGTTTCAGGCGGATACGGTTAGACAAAACCGATATGCTGCACCCTTTATCCGGGTCAATAAACGACATTAACCGCGCCGCTATAGACTCCTCTGGCCGGTCCTTGGCGTTGTCATTTGCGAACACCAAAGCAATTTTTGCATCAATTTCCTGCCTCACATAAGCAAAGGCCCAGCGCACATGTTCCGCCGTTCTGGTGCCTCCGTGGATGCCCAGAATGAAGCTGATCTTGGCAATCATCTCATAAGATCGCCTGATCATCGCCACAGATGCCTCACCCGTATGCTCGCCCATATCGTCCGCATAACCGTGCAACCATGTCGCAATTTCCAGCAACATTTTATCAGCTTCAGGCGTGGTTTCGATTTCCTGCATATTGCCATAATGCTCGATCCTGGCCGATCCTTTTTGCATCGCGTCAAACGCCCCGCCGTTGTAAAGCGCGGCAAGCTGGATCTGCAATCCGTCCGACAATGGCACACGCTTAAAACCTACCCGAGCCTCCGGATTGATGTCTTTTTCGGTCACAATGATCGACCGGCCCACAAAGCCCTGCGTGGCGGTTTCGCCGTCCATGATACCATCAAAAGTGCTAGGCGTGGTGAACCCTACAAGCGACAAGAAGGGCCGCTCTAACCCGTTGTCAATCATCCCTAGCATGCGCTCCGCGCGGGCAATGGTTGGGGCGTCACCATCGTCCTGGGCGCGTGACAGCGCCATTCCATACATCTTGCGCAGCTCACGCTTAATGTCGCCGCCCAGCAACAGGTGCGTGCTGGCTTTGGAATAGGCTGACATGATCGCCCCAAAAACGCCCTCAAGATATGCGGCCCCGCCCTTCTTTTGCGCGTTGCGGATCTTGCCAAGCAAAATGCCAACCTCGTCGACCAGATAAAACGCAGGCTGGTGTTCGATCAGGTTTCGCATGATTTCTTGTTCCGACTTAATCGCGCCTTGCATAGCGCCGCCAAGCCCCGCCGCCCGGTGCAATTCCGCCATTGCTTGCTGCACTGCCTCTTTGCCTGTGGCTGATGCCGCCACGCAAAACGCCATCATGTTTGCCGTGACCCCATCGCGGGCGTCCACATGCCGCAATCCGCCAATGTTGCCCACCGACACAATTGCAGTGGCCACCGATAAATTGCGGCGCTTATAGCGGCACTGCCCGTCGATCCAGTTTGCAATTTCACCGACAAAACCCGGCGGGGTTTGCAGGTCCACGTCATCAACCGAAAACGGCAGCGCCGGGCCGGGGCGTTCAGGCTTGTCCGGCGTGGGTGCTTTGTAATCAGAACCAAAATCGTTATCGTCAAAGTCCGAAAAATCGCTAGCGTCAAAATCCCCATCGTTCATTCTGTTTTTTCCTTTTTCGCCCAAGACAAAAAGGCCGCTTGATCGTGTGCAGCCATGCTGGTGAATAATTTCGCCACAAGGCGTTTTCGGGTTTTGCTGTGCATTTCAGTTTCGGCCAAACGCAATGCAATGGCGTACAAATACGCCTCCAACTCAATCGTGTTGGCCAGCCCCGCCCACCAATGCGCGTCATCGTCGGTTGATGAAATGACGGGCAATGGCGACCCGGCGCGACCATCCTCGATCACGGCGCAAATAATTTCAAACGCAGCCGCCGGGCAAGTCTTGATTGCCTTCTCGATCGCTGCCGACATTTTCACGATTACCGATGCAACAGGCGGCGGGGTCATTTGTTTGCCTCAAAATATGCGACCAGCTTTTGCACAACGTAAAAGGTCGGAACGGTCTTCCCGTCGCGGATGCGCGCAATGGTGCTGCGATGCACGCCCGACCCCTCCGATACAATATCCAACCGCCGATCGGCCAGCGTTGCCCTGATTTCGTCAATATCCATTCCCTTGCCCATTCAATCGTGATGCGTTATAGAAACGCTTGTAAGCTGCAAAATGCCGCTTGACAACCTGTTTTGCAAGCCATAAAACAACGGAGCGGGATTTAGAGCATGACCCGCCATGCACGCCCAATGGGCAGAGAGAGAGACAGAATGAGCCATATGGACTCAATTGAAACGCCGCAGGATCGGGCCGTGCTGGTTACGATTTGCGCCGATAGCGGGATGGGCAAAACAAGCCTAGCCGCGACATTCCCAAAGCCAATATTTATTCGTGCCGAGGATGGGATGCAATCTGTCCCCCGTCCGAATCGGCCCGATGCTTTCCCGGTGCTTTCCGGGACTGCAACGCTGTGGGACCAACTGAAAGACCTGATCTACGACGATCACGACTATCAGACATTGGTGATTGACAGCGTGACCGCGTTGGAACTGTTGTTTTTGGCTGATGTTTTGGCGCAAGACCCAAAGGCCAAAAGCATCAATCAAGCCCTGGGCGGATATGGGGCCGGAACGTCAGCCGTTGCCGCAATGCACCAGCGCGTCAGAAAAGCGGCGGGGCTGCTTAACACAAAGCGCGGGATGCACGTTGTGTTTATCGCGCACGCGGATGTTGAAACGATGAAGCTGCCAGACAGTGACGACTATATGCGCTACTCGCTGCGCCTGCCCGCCAAGTCGCTGCCGCCATACGTTGATGATGTGGACGTTGTGGGGTTTTTGAAACTCGAAACATTTACAAAGGGCGATGAAGGCGAACGCAAAAAAGCCTTCAGCACGGGCGACCGTCAATTGATTGTCCACGCCTGCGCCGCCAACGTCAGTAAAAACCGCTTTGGTATTACTGAACCGCTGGAATTTGTGGCAGGCGTTAATCCGCTCGCGGCGGTCATCCCGGCGCTTGGCGGGGCTGATATTGTCGCCGGTGAAAGCTGGCTGGCAACAACCGAAACAACAACCGAAACAGACGGAGAATAAAAATGGCTTTTTGGGATCTCAGTGAAGGCGGCAGCGCCACGGATGACGGCACAAAGGAATTTGACGGGGGCGGTGGTAACTTTGATCCAATCCCGGATGGTTCAAACGTGCTGGCGGTTATTGACGCAGCTTTATGGGCGCACACCCAACAGGACGGCAGCGGTGCCGAATACATCAAAGCAACCTGGTCGATTGTCAGCCCGGACGAATATTCAAACCGCAAGATTTTCCATAAAATCTGGGTGACTGACTTTGACCCAAGCGTGAAAGACGACGCAAAGGCGCTTGCAAAACGCGACAAGGCGCGCAAAATGCTGGCGGCGATTGATGCCAACGCCGGCGGCAAGTTGGGCCAAAAGACTGGCAAGCCAAGCAATGATGAATTGGCGCTCAACCTGTGCAACAAGCCCATGATTATCACGGCGCGGATCTGGGAAGTTGATGACCGCAACACCGGCGCGACTATTTCGGGAAACTGGGTTTCGGCAGTTGCGCCAAAATCCAAGGGCATTGATGTTAAGACGGCGGCGGCATCAAAGCCCAAGGCACAATCGGGCGGCGGAACCGGGCGGCGTGATTTGGATGATGAGATTCCATTTGCTCCTGAGTGGCGAATCTAAACAACTAAAAGACGCGGGGCGAAGGTGGTGACCGATTGGTTTGAGTATTCAAACCGCCCCGCGCAAGTTGTTTTCAACAAGGAACAAGACAGAGGATATACCGACATGGAACAAAGATCAAGCGAATGGTTTGAAGCGCGCAAAGGACGGATAACGGCATCAAGCGTTGGGGCTATTCTTGGATTTGCACCGTATGCCACGCGGGCGGACGTTATGCGTCGCATGGTGCGGGAAACGCTGGGCGCTGAAAACGAATTCCAAGGCAACATCGCGACCGAATACGGCGTTAACAATGAAGCCGGGGCGCTGATTGAGTTTGAAATGGAAACGGGGCTTGACGTGCAGGCCGTTGGGTTTGTCACCCGCGAGGGCTGGGCTTGGGGCACACCCTCTGGATTGATTGGATTAGATGAGGGGCTAGAGATTAAATGCCCGTTTGGATTGCGCAAGGATGATGCGCCGAAATTTAAGACGCTGGCCGATCAACCGCATTATTTGGCGCAGGTACAATTTAGCCTTTGGGTGACAGGTCGCGCTGGCTGGCATTTTTACCAATGGACGGCCAAGGCAACAAGCCGTGAATATGCTGCTGTCAGCCATGAATGGCAGGCGGAAAACTTGCCGATTTTGCGTCAATTCCATGCGGAATATCTGCATGAGGTTGAACACAACGCCGCGCAGCACTTGGCCCTAAAGCGAACTGACATTGATACGCCAGAGGCGTGGCGGATTATGGGCGAATTTGACCAAATACAGGAGGCGATTGATCGCGCAACCGAACGCAAGGCCGAATTGATTGCCGACATGGTGCGAATCGCGGGCGATAAAAACGCTGTATTCGCAGGCCGCAACCTTACCCGCGTGGACCGCGTTGGGTCAATTTTATACGCAAAGGCAATCAAGGATTTACTGCCGAAAGCTGATTTGGAACCCTATCGCGGCAACCCGTCCTTTTCTTGGCAGGTGAAGTGATGATTTCCGCATTATATGTCCAGACCGGAGGCAGCTATTACGGCATCGACGGCGTCGATCCTTGGAATGAAGGCCGAGACGCGCGCGGATACAGCGGCCCGTACGCTGTTGTAGCGCACCCGCCTTGTCAGCGTTGGGGCAAGTTGTGGGCCGGTCAGCCGCTTTGGATTAAGCGCACTGGTGAACGCAAGATCAAGGGCGACGATGGCGGATGCTTCGCGGCTGCACTGGACGCGGTGCGCAGGTATGGCGGCGTCTTGGAGCACCCATGGGGCAGTCACGCTTGGCCGCACTTTGGGCTTAACGTGCCGCCGCGAAAAGGCGGATGGATTGCGGCTGAACTTCCTGGCCTCAGTCGATACGGCTGGACGTGCTGCGTCGAGCAGGGCCGATATGGTCACTACGCCCGCAAGCCCACGCTGCTTTATGCTGTCGGGTGCGATCTGCCCGCGCTATCTTGGGGGCATAGCGCCGCCAACTTCCCAGCCTGGGCCATTGAGAAGCACGGGCTGGCATACTGCAAGCGCGCCGGTGAACTGGCGTTTCAAGGCGGAGGCAAGGATAGCGGGCCGCGCATATCAACCCCGGTCGCGTTTCGTGACATCCTGATCGGCATGGCAAGGAGTGCTGACCTATGATCCTTCGCGCATACCAGCAAGCCGCCGTCGATGCCGCTTGGTCATTCATGCGGGGCAGCGTGTCACCGTTTTGCATTGAGGCGGCAACAGGCGCGGGCAAGTCGCTGATGATTGCAGAACTTGCCCGCTTGATCCACGCCAGCACGGGCAAGAAAGTGCTGTGCCTTGCACCGTCGGCGGAATTGGTGGTGCAAAACCGCGAAAAATACATCGCGACGGGCAACCCGGCCTCAATGTTTTCGGCCAGCGCCGGGGGCAAGGAGTTGCGGCACCCGGTGGTGTTCGGATCGCCGCTAACCGTCAAAAACAAAATCAGCCGCTTTGGCGCAGAATATGGGCTTGTGATTTGTGATGAGTGCCACGGGTTAACGCCCACCTTGATTTCAATCATCGACGCTATGCGCGAGGCAAATCCAAATTTGCGGGTCTGCGGAATGACGGCCACGCCATACCGGCTTGGGTCCGGCTATATTTTTAGGATGCACCCGGACGGTAAAATCAATGGCGATGATGTAGCGCGCGACCCGTATTTTGTGAAATGCGTTTACAAGGTGCAAGCGCGCGAATTGATTGACCTTGGGTTTTTAACCCCGCCAATCATCGGCGGCGTGGGCGCAACGGGCTATGACACAAGCGGTCTGGTTGCCAATGCGATGGGCAAATTTGACGCGGTGGCAGTTGATCAGGCATACCACGGCCATGGGCGCAAAACGTCTGCCATTGTCGCGGATGTTGTAGCGCAATCGCGGGATCGCCAAGGCGTCATGTTTTTCGCGGCAACCGTACGCCATGCAAACGAGGTGCTGGCCAGCCTGCCGCCGGAATTGTCTGCAATCGTGACAGGCGAAACGCCAAAGCCTGAACGCGACAAGATCCTAAAGGCGTTCAAGGCGCGGCGCATTAAATATCTGGTCAATGTGTCAGTCTTGACCACGGGCTTTGATGCGCCGCATGTGGACGTCATCGCCCTATTGCGCAAAACCGAAAGCGTGGGCCTGCTACAGCAAATCATTGGGCGCGGGCTGCGGATTGATGACGGAAAAACCGATTGCTTGGTTTTGGATTACACAACCAACCTAGCCGATCATTGCCCAGACGGTGATCTTTTTGCGCCTGTTGTGCGCGCCAACAAAAGCGGGGAAAGCGGCGGCGGAATGACATGCGAGTGCCCAGAGTGCGGCACTGAAAACCTGTTCAGCGGCAAATTGGATCTGCTTGAATATGCCAAGGACGCGGCGGGGTATTGCCTCGATCTTTACGGCGTGCAGGTGATGACCGAATTCGGGCCGTTGTCCGGTCATTGGGGGCGGCGCTGTATGGGGCTTGTGCAGACCGGGGCGCGGGGCGAATTTGATCGCTGTCAATATCGCTGGACAAGCAAGGATTGCCCGCATTGCGAGGCAGCTAACGACATCGCGGCGCGGTATTGCATTGAGTGCAAAGGCGAAATTGTTGACCCGAACGAAAAACTTTTGATGGATTTCAAGGCGCTAAAGAAAGACCCGACAAAGCTGCAAACTGACGAGGTGTTGGGCATGGAGTGCAAGCCGGGCGTGTCGCGCGCTGGAAATCCTACAATGCGGGTTGAATTTCGCACGCCATACAGGCAATTTGTGGTTTGGTTTCAGACCGAGGCGGCGCATATCAAAGGGCAAGCCCAATGGAAAGCGTTTTGCGATGCAACCAACGAAAGCGATGACAAGCCTTCAACCATCACATATCGCAAAAACGCAGACACGGGGTTTTTTGAAGTGATTGCATACAATAGGCCAGCGGATACTGCGCCAGACCAAGAGGTAAAACATGCTGCTGAATAACTTGCCCGCCGGTATCTTGGTTTTTGGCAACCAAGACTTTCGCGGGAAATGCCCAACTGAATCGGTTGAGCAAGTTTCTTTTTTCAACCGGCTGCGGCGCGAATACCCCAACACGCTGGGCGCCCTAGCGATTCACCCGCGCAATGAAGGATTGAAAACGCGCGGTCAATTTTCCAGCGTGGCAAAACACGCGGCCGAAGGAATGACCGCCGGGGCGGCGGATATTATCATCCCTGGGCGCGTGTCATTTGTCTGTGAATTAAAACGGCAGGACCGCACGCAAGGGGCTTGGCAGGATGGGCAAGTTGCATATTTGGCAGCGGTACATGCTGCGGGCGGGTTTGCGTGCGTGGCGCTGGGCTGTGTGGCCGCGTGGGATGCCCTGGAATACTGGCGGCGATTTAGTGCCGTATAGATCAGCGCCGAGCATCAAGTGGCCAAGCGAGCAGTTGGAGGATTTGCTGATGGGGCGCGTGTTTTGGGATGATGCGCCAGAGGCGATTAGATCATGGGCGCGCCTGCCGATTTTCGAGGCGGCGAAAACAATTGTTGCAGCACCGGACAAAGGCGCGCGGCGCAATATGCTTGGAAAAATACCCGCAGCCATAAGACCACGGGTTGAGGTTGAGGTTAAAAGGCTTTGGGGTCTGCGTTAGCGGCTTATGGCGGCGCTCCCTTAAAGCTAAACAGATGCCGGGGCAATTTTTGCCCGGTGGCTTTTTCGCAGAAATCAAACCATGCAGCAGGCATGACATCGGCTGCGCTGTGTTTGTTGATTTGGCTATCGGTAACGCCCATGGCGGCTTTGATGCGGGGCTTGCCGATGCTGTCGATGATTTGTTTTGTGTTTTCCATGTGCAATCTTTCGCACACAATAAAAACGCGTGCAAGCCTTTTGGGCGATTGCATTGCGCGTTTTTAGCGTCTAGGGTTGTTCTAAGGGCAACAACGCCGCCAACCCAAAGGAACAGACAAAATGAAATCGCAGGAATCTAACAGCTTAAACGTTCAAGAAATCAGCGCCATTTTTGCACGGCGCGCAAATCGGGGGGCAGGGGAATGACCGAGACAACAAAAGACCTGCTTGCGCGGCTGCGCGGTGGGGATCATCATAAAAATTCAATTAAAATAGGGGGTGTTTGTCACGACCAGAGGTGTCTACAGGCGGCGGATGCGCTAGAGGAGTGCTTGGCGCTTGCAGCGGTAGCCTGCGAAGCTGCCGCCGAAACGGCAGAAAGCCCGGACTTGCCAGTCTTCAAAAGCGGTTGGTCTACTCTTGAAGACGCGGCGGCTATTTCTGCGATGTCATGCGCAGCCAAGGCTATTCGCGCCATGCCGCCGGAAGTAGCTAAGGCAGCGTTACAATCACTCATTGAAAGGAGGGTGCAGGACCAACAGGCCGAGATTGAGCGGCTGAAAAGCTGCATTTCTGATATGCAAAAACGGGCTGCATCTACACGCGGCGATCAGGCTCATAGGGAACTGCCAAGCTACATCGTCAAAGCCTGCGCCGCCGCTATCCGTAAAGGAACCAAGCCATGACCGAGACAACAAAAGACCTGCTTGCGCGGCTGGTGGGGTTTACGCCAGGGCCTTGGGAAAGCATCATTGACGATTGCGGGCAATTAGCTGGACGGCCCGGAGTATCTGCATCGGCCGACCTTGATTGTTCTATAGTTCATTGGGATGGTTTTGTGCAGCACTATTGGCGGAGCGCCCGTGGCGATAAGGAGGTACACGCCAACGTCGCACTAATCGCCGCCGCCCCTGACTTGCACCGCATTTGCACCGAGCAACAGGCAGAGATTGAACGGCTGCGGGCGGCTTTACGTTTGGAAGTAAAAAGAAGCCGAAGACACCTCGCAGCATCAACGCTAGCAATCGTAGAAGAAATGGATGCCACCCAATGACCCACCGAAAACCTATCCGCAGCGCCATGACCCACCCCAGATTTATCAACCTGCGCACCGGGGGCAACCTGCCCCGCAAGCGCCCCGGATTGATTCGTGACGCCATTAAACTGGCCTGCCTTTTTGGGCTTGTGCTGGCAATTTATGTGGTGACGCCATGACCCTGCACCCCGCGACATATGACGCATGGCGACTGGCTGGCCCACCCGATGCCCCCGATGTTGGCACAGAGGACGGTGACACATGCGGGCGCTGCGAAGAACCTGACGATGACGCGCCGCGCGGATACCGGGCCAAGCCATGCGCGGGCGTTATGCAGGGTATCAGCGACGAATGGCTGCGCTGCGATTGGTGCGGGGCGGGTGTGAGGATATGAGCGACGATAGCGAAAGCCACCGCGCATATGACCGCCGCATGTTTAGCGATGCCGCGCAGGCGTGGCGCAAGGCGGACTGCATAGAGCAAGCCGCCAACGAGCGCGCGCAGCACCTTGCAGACATTGCCGCCGAGCCTGCGTTTCATGCCACTAATCCGCCGCCACTGGACCGCAGCAATGTGCGCGGGCTGAACCATTACGAGCAAATGACAGAGAGAGGTGATTGACATGAGCCGCCAAGACCGTAAGCCCATGACCGCCGATGCGCTGGAATATCACCGCCGCATCGAGGGCCAGGACGCCTACCACTGCGATGACCTAGCCCGCATCAACACGCCATCCATCACGGGGCTGGACTATGCGCTGATTCTCTTGGCCGGGGGTGTTGCTGCCCTTGTAGCGATGGTTATCGGCTGGGGCGTGTTGGCATTTATCACGGCATTGAACGCCGCAACGATTGGATTTTGATATGAACCTGCGCCCCCTCAAGGCCGTTATAGACGCGCTTGAAGCCACCCAGCGCCGTACCGCCCGCCAGATCATCACCGCCCGCCTCGGCCGCGATTTGCACCCATGATTTTTGGCATAATCATAAGAGCGCCACCGCGCATTGAGAAATTCCCAAGCGTTCCGTATCGCGCGCAAAAGGGGCAATTAAATCCAACAACCCGACCGCGAGGCGATGGGCCGCGTATGGACAGGTTAATTTATTGATACGGCTTAGAGCAAACTGCGTCCTTGGCATGACGTTAAAAGGCCCCCGCCATGTATCGACTGGGCAGATGATCTGTTCAGCGACGAATAAAGGAGAACAACCAAATGACAAACCTAACA